AAAAAAACGGAAATTCTGGATGGATGGGAATAGTAGTCAGAGATAAGTTTAACAAACCAACCTACGTTTGTAGACAAAATGGGGGAGTTGACTATTATGAGTGAAATTCAAGCAAACAACGATAAGAAAAGATATTGGTGGATTAAACTCTCAAAAGACTTCTTTGACAAACACTACATTAAAGTAATCAACAAAATGGTAAATGGCGAAAAATACATTCTGATCTATTTAAGATTAATGTGTGAATCAGTTAGCCATAACGGAATGTTAAGATTTAGTGATACCATTCCTTACAACGAAGATATGTTATCTGCAATACTTGATTGTGATGTTGATACTTTAAGAAGTGCAATGAAAATCTTTAGAGGTTTAAAACTAATAGAATTAATGGATGATGGAACATATTACATGGCGGAAGTTAATAAAATTCTTGGTTCAGAAACAGGCCAAACGATAAGAAAAAACTTGTATAAAACTAACCAAAAATTAATAGAAGGTAAAAAAGAGGTAAATTTTACCAAAGATATAGATATAGATAAAGAATTAGATATAGATATAAATAATAATATGTATTGCCTTCTCCCATTAATAAATGGGGATTCGGCCATCATCACAACTGATGATATATCTTTATGGAAAGAATCTTATCCAGCTGTTGATGTTGAAACTGAAATTAAAAAGATATTAGCCTGGTTAGATGCCAATCCAAAAAATAGAAAGACACAATCAGGATGGAAAAGATTTGTGGTTAATTGGTTATCAAAAGCTCAAAATGGAGCTAGACCAGGAAATAGAAAACCGGAGCAAGATGTTCCTGACTGGTTAGAAGAATATAGAAAACATTTTGAAGATGAGGTAGAGGATTTATGAGAAGCGTAGAACAAAACATTTTTAATGATGGTAAGTTATATCAGATGACAAAGAACAGAGATCTAATCTTTGTCTCTGATTATCCTACTAAATGCAATTTCGCAATAGATAAGAAGAACATGGATAAGTTCTTATTATTTAGTGAAAAGAATAAAGAATATGAGATTAAAGAAGATGGTTTAAAATACATCTTAAAATCTCAAACACAACAGCTAACTTTAAATGTGTATGATGGTTCATTTTTAGAAATGCCAGAGCTATACAAGAATGTTAATGAACCGGAAGAAAACTTTGTTGATAAAATTCCGTTCTCAAAAGTTAAAGTAGATGTCAGTAAATTAAAGAATGCATCTAAATTCGTAGCTACTGGTAATAATGCTAAACCAGTTCTTACTGGTGTATGTGTTGGTAACTACATTATTGGAACGGATTCGTTCTCATTGTATAGAGCTGAAACAACAAACAACTTAGAAGATAAAGTATTATTAACAACTGCATTTATTGATGCTCTTCCAAGCGGAGAAATTGAATTATATTTTGATAAAAATACAGTATTGTATCGTGGAGATAGTGAAATAATCATTGGTAGGTTATTAGAAGGAAGATATCCAGATGTTTCAAAGATTTATTCACAATATGAATCAATTAATCCTATAGTAGTCAACTCCGATGATATCAAATCATTTATTGAATATTCATCAAAACCTGATGCTGACATCATTGAATTATCAACTAATAAAATGACAATTATTGGAGAAATTAATTCTGAATGTGAATGTGAATTAAATATCGCTAAAGATGATACTTTTAAAGCAATAGTTTCAAAGCTATTAACTATATTGAAACAATTAGATGGAAATATCGAAATTAAAGTATTACCAAACGGAAAGATGATCCTTATTAACAATACCTATGTGTTATTAGGAGTTGCCTAATGGATAGTGTTGAATTTGTAGTTAAGAGTTATAGGATATGTTCCAAATGCGGACAGCAAAAACTAGAAAGAGATTTCTATAGAACAGTTAAGATGTGTAAAACATGCTTCTGGGCTGATTCAAAGAAGAGCCAACAAGCAAAAATATCTATGCTAACCAAAGAGGAAGCTCAAGCCGAGATTGAATGGTTATCTGATGATTGGGTTTATAGAAATCTTGATAGGTTTGGTAATTGTTTAGTTTCAAAAAGGAGATATAGAAAATTAAATAAAACAAAAATAGGCAATCATTATATTACGGTTTTAAAGAAAGATGCCAAGAACGAAAATGATTGTGTAATTATATGGAGACAATAATATGAATAAAACAAATAATTTTGAAATAAGTATTAAAGCTTATTTGGATGATTTCGCTAACAAAGATGAATATTTTGCAGCTAGATATGATGAAAGCAAAATCTCTGATTGCTGTAATTATATTATTAACCAAGTCAAAGACTCAAGAAGAAACGGTTTTACTGATGATGAAATTTATCAACTAGCTACTCATTTCTATCTTGAAGGATTAGAGCCTGGAGATAAAGTAAATGCAACCGTAATCGTAAATCATCAAATAGAATTAACAGAAGAAGAAAAAGCTAAAGCAAAAGAAGAGGCTTATCAAAACCTCGTTAAATTAGAAGAACAAAGGCTTCAAAAGGAAAAGGAACGCGAAGCCAAGAAAGAAGCCAAAAAGCTTGAAAAACAAGCTCAAAAGGCTAAGGAAGAGCTAAAGATTGCTACATTGTTCGATGATATGTTCGGAGATGAGGAAGATGGCTCATAAAGCTACATTTACCGACCGAATTGAAGTTGAAGAAAATAAAATAGTTAGAATTGTAAATGCAGCCTGGAAAGATAAAACTTTAGATGTATATAAACAATACTTAGATGGAGAATGTTATGTTAAGCATATTAACTTCTCGTATTGTGGCGGATACACAGTTGAGTTTCCAGGGGAAAAAAGAACAGGTTATGCTAGATACTACTATGGAGATTATGTTGAAGAAGATAACTTTGGAAAATGTCAAACATTGAATCTTTGGTGTTCTTACCATGAACCGGTAGAAGTAGAAGCAATTATAAAAGCTGAGCCAAGATTGAAATATTTCTTTAAAAAAATTCAATCATCAAATTTAACTGATACAAATTTATATATGTTTAATATTAATTATCAAGAATTAATGAGTTTAATGAATATGTATCTAACACATCCAGAATGTGAAGAATTGATTAGACTTGGCTTTTATAGGCTAGTTCTTAATAACAATTTCTACAAACTAACTAAACCTAAATTAAAAACAATAATAAATTTTATAAAAGAACATGTTAACGAAATGAATGCAGATACGAAATTAAGAGACATTCAATTCGCTATGAAAAATAAGATATCAGTTAGTTATGCATCATATTGGTTAAATGATTATTTTAGTAGATTTGTTGCAAAAGAAGTAAGAGATTTCTTATTTAAAAATCAGCTTGATCCAAGACTATATAACGATTATATTCATATGGCTAAATCAGTAGGTCATGATGTTGAAGATGATTATTGGAAATATCCTAAAAATCTTAATGAATTTCATGAAAGAGTAATGTTAGAAGTTAAGAATATAGAAGCAGCTAAAAACAAAGATAAAGCAAAAGCATATACTTATGCAGTTCAAAATATGTGTAAGAAATACGGAACTCAAAAGGTATGCGGTTATATGATTTATATTCCTGATGATATTGCTGACATTATGTATCAAGCGGAACAGTTACATCAATGCTTGATGACTTGCGATTATCCTACTAAAGTAATCAAAAGGCAATCAATATTGGTATTTATCAAAAAGGGTAAGAAACCAGTAGCAACAGCTGAAATAACTTATAACAAAAAAATACAGCAATTTTATGCAAATGAAGCTGATCGAAGAAATTGCGAGCCAACTGATGATGTTGTAAAAGCATTCAATAAGTGGTTAGAGAATTTTAAACCTGTAAGGAGAGCAATAAGAATAAAAAAACAAGAAGGAGAAATATTATGCCAAAGTTAAAAGAAGTAGGTCAAACTAAGAAAGATAAGGAACAATATAAACATCCTATAATTGATTTATTATTAACGGATGAACCAAAAACCAAACAAGAATTAGCTGATGAATTACATATCACAGTTAAGAACTGGGAGAGAGAAGTTAGAGATATTATTTCAACAGCAAAAGCTTATTATCCAGTAATTGCGACATCTGATAGAAAAGGATATCGTAGAGCTAAAGATTTTAGTAAATTAGATAGCGTTGCGCTTGAATCAGAGATTGATGAAGTAAGACATCAAATCAACGAAACTAAGTCAAGAATTAAATGTCTAAAGAAAACATTAAAACCTTTAATTGCCTGGATGTCAAAAGCGGAGCAATATTTGAAAACATTAGAGCCTGAGGATGAAGAAAATGCAGGGGAATAAAGGATATAAAGAAATTCAAAAGACATATTATCTTCCTAAATGGTTTGCGAAGAAATATGGAATAAGTGGTTTTAACAATCATGAAATAATTAGTGAAACAAATAAAGCTGTTAAAGTTCATTGTGAGAAAGATAATAAAGACATGTGGATAGCAAAGTCAATACTGTTAGATCAAGAAGATAAATAGGTATGATTAAAAGAGGAGTGATTAGAAAATGAAATATAGAAAAAAGCCAATAGTAATTGAAGCTATGCAATGGACTAAAGAAAATGATATAGAATTAGAACATTGGTTATGTAAAGAGTCAAGCGTAGAATTAGAGATTGATGATCATTTATATACTGCTGGTGTTGGTGTTCCGTTTATTAGTGCAATTAAAATAAAAACACTTGAAGGTGTTATGTATGCAAGTCTTGGCGACTATATTATTAAAGGAATCAATGGAGAAGTCTATCCTTGTAAACCAAATATTTTTGAAAAGACTTATGAAATTTATAATGAGGGATATTAAAAATGACAAGTAATGAAGAAAATAAAGAATATTTAGAACTGATGGATGATGCGTTTCTAAGAATAAGTGATATTAATTCTGGGTTTGAGCGCATTAAACAATTTTATAAATTGAGTAATGAATACGAGGAAAAAAACAGAATATTATTTGATGTTGGAAAAATGTTTACAAAAATGCTTGCAGAAGTAAAAGAGCATGAAATACCAGTCAAAAGCAAAAAGAGATTTTTGCAACTATTGTCAAAAGTGAATGCTCGAATTATTAAAGAATTTAGGAATCCCACTTATGATCCAAAATCATTTTCGTTGTCGTGCTTTGTAAAAATACAGAATTTAAAATATTGGTATTATGGAAAAACAGGAAAAAAAATAAATGGATGAAAAAGATAAAGAACGTATCAAAGAAGTAATTAAAAACAATAAATATGATTTAAGAAAGATAATTGATCTACTTCCATGTTCTAGCTGCAAGTGGAGATATGGTTTACATTGCCCTCATTGCAAATGGAATAGAGAAGGGAAGTATCAAGTATATTAAGGTGTAAGTATGGAAGAAAAAGTAATGGATGCTAGAGATATAAGAAGCATCAATATCAAACCAAGCAGAAGAAAATGTAGTGTAAGCGATTATAAGTGCTTTGATTTATACGATCAAGATATGAATGAGATACCAATGAAAGACTGTGATGTGATAGAAATTGAATTTCCTAGATATATCAATGTTAAATTAGAAGTTGTAGATGGCAAGATACATATTTGGTCACATAGAAAACTGGTTATGGAGCCTATTGTAAATACATTCGTAATTCATGTAACGGAAGAGTGGGACAATGGAAAGTAAAACAAAACTAGATATGATTAAGTGTAGGCTTGAAAGCCTAGTTTATCCAGAAGAGTTAAATCAAGAGATATTAGAATTATTTTCTGATATTAGAAGTGATTTAGAAGTGTTGGATATATTGAAAAAATCTATTTTCAATAAAGAACATCATAAAAGAGTTTATGAACCAGTTGGAGAACCATTCTTCATGATAAATATAAGTGTTAAGGGAGAAAAAGACATAGACAAAGTTAAGGGATGGGTTAAATGACATTTGAAGATAAAAAACGAATATTAGATGATTTAAGAAACCGTTGGCAAATGACTAAAACAGAATGCAATGAATGTATTGCTGATGAATTAATCGAATTCAGTAAAGAGATAGAACAAGATCTAGAACTATTAAAAGTAATATTTAAGTATTACAGAGTTAATGTTAGTAAGGAACCATTTACTAATATAAAAAATAGATACTATTACTATACGGAATTTCTTGCTCTGGATAGAGACTATTCATTTACCAATATTAGTTTGGAAGATTATAACAAAATAAAAGATACAGTAGAAAGGATTAAAAAAGAAAATGGAAGTTACATGTAAGGAAGTATTAGAAATTAAGTTGAATAAAGTTGAGACTCAAGAACTAGAAGAAACAGGATGGGTTCAAACTGAAAACTATGTTATTACAGAAATTGATGGAGAATACTATTTATCAAAAGTAGTAGAAGAACCATTTGAAATTATATTAGAGGTGTAATATGGGAAAAAGTAAACAATCAACAACAAGAGAAGATAGAATCATCTATTGGATGACTAGAGGACTAATGACTAATGATATTGACATCATCAAGTTAATGGTTATGGAAGCAAACGATTTATTAGCTAAAAAGAAAATCCAAGTAATTAAATCGCATAAGTATACTAACGATGAAGGTAAAGAAATGTTTAGGAGTGAAGTAGTAGTTAGTCCAAAAATTAGTAAAGAAGTTTTTAACGAATTAAAAACAATAGCTAAGAAATTCAATGTTAAGATTAATCTAAATACTGAACCTAAAGAAGAAAAAGAACCTGAACCAGTAGAAGAGCCTCAAGAAGAAACAAAGACCGCATCAGATCAAGTATCTTAATAAGAAGGAGAAACCTAATGGAAGAAGTTATTGAAAATATAATACTAAGTATAATTAATATATTAGAAATTTCTCCAGAAGAATTTAATCAAAATACCGAAAGATATTTGAAGATGTATCTAAATAAGATAGAGTTCAATCATTATGACTGCAAACAAATTGATAAGGAGATTGAAAAGATTCAAAGAGATATTAGAATCTTAGAGGCTCGAGCCGAGTATCAATCTCCTCAGTTTGGAGAAAAGGTAGATAAATCACTAGATACTAGAGAATCAAGAATTGAAATAGTCATGATGCAAACGGAAGAGATGAAAGAAGAATTAAAGAATATGGTTGTTGAGAAATACCTAATTCTCAAATCTTTAGAACAACAAACATCAGATATCATTAAGTTATTTGAATTAACAATTCCAAATGAAATGCATCGAAGGATATTGAAAGCAATCTACATTGATTGTGAAAAGCCCCAGAAGCTCGAGGAACGCCTATTTTTAGCTTATGCGACTATAAGGAGTATTGTATGTCGTTCTATAAAAAAAATGGCCGTAAAACTAAAATGCATCAAAATGCAACAATAATTTATGCTAATATGGTATTGTAGATTAATATCTACAGACATGATTATTTGGTTTTTGATTCATATATGGCATTGAAGGAGCGTAGCAAAACCATTAAAATAATCTCCTTTAAAGATATTTACAATTTTTTTCTATAAACTAATTTAAACAGCTATAAGGCTACGCTCCACCTCCTTTCTTGTTAGATAAGAGGGAAGAAGATTATAGAAGTTAGGAGATTAAAAAAATAATTAAGATAGTAATAGTAGATATATTAAGAGAGTTCTCGAACGTAGTTCTCTCTTTTTTATTTGCTACGAATAAATAATGGAAAGGGCTGATTGTATGGCTAGAACGTTATTGAAGCCTGAAAATTGGCTCGTAAGTGGACCACCTTATTTTAGAAGGGATAGGCTTGAAGTTGAAATTAGTAAAGGAAGAACTAATGAAGAAATAGCTAAGTTTTTAAACATCGATATATCTACTTTATATCGATGGATTAATCGAAATGAGAGTTTCGCGAATCTCTTCATATGTGGGCGTGAAGTTAATTGTCAAGCAGTCAAGAGTGCAATGTTTAAAACTGCATTAGGATTTGAATATGAAGAAGAAGAATTAGACAAGCAGGGAAACATTCGCATTGTAAAGAAATATTGTCCGCCAAACGTTAAGGCTCAAGAAAATTATCTTAGAACATATGATCCAGAATATAGAGAAAATATTAAGCCTGTTGATACGGCTGGATTTAAAGATGATCCATTATCTTCTGAATACGATGATTTGGCTAGACAACAAATTTATGGAGATATAGAAGATGAGAATTAGCAAGTGGTCGGAAAAACAAAAAGAATCTATCCGAGAGGCTAAGGCTAGATGGAACTTTCAAATTGGAGCAGTTCGTTCTGGCAAGTCTTTTATTGATATATCTCTTAAAATAAAATGGAGAATTCAGGAAAGAATAGGCAAGCCTGGAATTGCTGTTATTCTTGGTGTATCTAAATCGACTATTGAAAGAAACGTATTAGAACCAATGAGAGAAATCTTTGGTAAAGATAGAGTCGGCAAAATAAATAGTGAAAACAAAGCTTTATTATTCGGAGAAGAAGTTTACTGTCTAGGAGCTGAGAAAGTCAGCCAAGTTGCAAAGATTCAGGGTGCATCAATTAAATACTGCTATGGCGATGAAGTTGCTAAATGGAACAAAGAAGTATTTCAGATGTTAAAATCTCGTTTGGATAAATCTTACAGCTGCTTTGATGGAACACTCAATCCGGAGTCTCCGGACCATTGGTTGAAAGAATTTTTAGATGATGAGAGCTTAGATATTTATATTCAGCATTATACAATATTTGACAATCCGTTTTTGGATGCAAACTTTGTTGAAAACCTAGTCAAAGAATATGCTGGAACAGTCTACTATGATAGATATATCTTAGGCCAATGGAAAAGAGCGGAAGGAATTATCTATCGCAAATTTGCTGATAATCCAGAAGAATACATTGTTGACAAGCTTCCTGATATATTCTTAAAAATAAACATCGGAGTCGACTTTGGTGGAAATGGTTCATGGCATACATTTGTGGCTACAGGATTTACGCTTGGATATATTCCGTATATCTTAGACTCGGTTAAAATACCAGGATCAACTACTCCGGAAGAACTTGAAACTAAATTTATTGAGTTCTACAAAATGATTTATATCAAATACGGAAATAAGCTTCCAAAAGGAGCTAACGCGATAAATGTTTATTGCGATTCAGCGGAACAAGTTCTTATTAACGGAATTAAAATCAGAGTTGTAAAAGAACGTTTAGGCGTAGCAATACATAATGCTCGAAAGAGTGAAATAAAAGAAAGAATGAGATTGATAATAAGACTATTTGGATTAAAGAATATATTTATCAATCGAAGTGCAAAAACAGTCATCAGTTCATTCCAGAAGGCAGTTTATTCTGATAAGCCAGGCCATATGGATGAACGATTAGATAATGAAGAAACAAACCGAGATGGAACTATCGATACATTAGATGCTACTGAGTATTCAATAGAACCTGAATTCGGTCAATTAAAACATATGCTTGAGAAAGTGAAGTGAGATAATTTATGGAATATAATAAGATGGTTCAAGAAGTCTATAATACCATTAAGGGCAAAGATGAAAATATTCAGGGCCAAAATAAATATATCTTAGATTATTATTGGATTTGGAAGGGTGCGCCTAAATGGTTAAAATATAGTGTTTGGTATAACAATCAAGAGCATGAAGCTAAATATAAGACATTTAATCTTCCAAGACAAATTACTAGAGTATGGGCTAACAACTACGCCAATGAAGGTATTTCATTCGGATTAGCTAATAAACAATCTACCGATAGACTTCATGATATATTATTACAAAATCACTTTTTCGATAACTTTAATAATTTTACAGAAGGCTTTTTTGGAGTCGGTTCAGGTGCTATTGTAGTATCTGCTGATTCATTTATAGTCGATAAAGACACAAAAGAGATTATTTCTAACAAAGATGCATTTGTTAAAGTAACATTTGTTGGTGGTCGTAGAGTTGTTCCAATAACTGTTGAAGATGGCAAAGTAACTGAATGTGCTTTCGTAATTGAAGGAACAAGAAATACAAAGCTAGTTCTTCATGTTATTGGAGATGATGGAAGATATCAGATCTATGAAGTTAAAGGTTTAAAAAATGCAGGCGGTAAAATCGACTGGGATTATGATTCAATGGCTATGCTTCAAGCTGATACAATTCCATTATTTACATTCTGGCATCCAAACATTACAGATGATGATGATATCGATGGCAACATAGGAACATCTATTTTCTCAATGGCATTAGATGCTTTCGAAATGTGTGATTTGGTATTTACTGCCTTCTGGAAAGAAATCAAATACGGTCAAAAGGTTAAATTTGTCAAAGCTGAATTGCAACCTGTAAGCGTTGATGAAAACGGCAATGCAATTAAAGAAAGACCATTTGATCCTAACGATGAGTCTGTTATTGTTTTACCACCAAATGCAACTGCTGATTCTCTAGTTCAAGAAATCAACGGAGAATTAAGAACTGGTGCATTAGTTCAAACATTAAATACTTACATGAATATTGCTGGTATGTTATGCGGTCTAGGCTCTACTTCATTTGAATTTGATTCCAGTAGTGGTAGACCAATTCAAACAGCAACAGGTATCATTGCTAAACAAACTGAATTATATCGTAATGTGATTAAACAAGAAAACTTTGCTAAAGGCCAATTAATTACAATGATTCAAGCTATAGCGTGGGTTAATAACAATTGGACTAATAACAAGAAGATTGATATCAAAGACATTAACAAGATTAACATTCAGTTTGATGATAATATCATCGAAGATACTCAAACACAAAAAGAGAATGCTTTAAAAGAAGTCAATGCTGGAGTTAAGTCTAAACAAGAATATCGTTCTGAATACAACGAAGAAGATGAGGAAACATCTTTAACTTATTTACAAAACAATGGTTTATTAGTTAACGATTATATCCAAGCTTTGCAAGTTGGAGCAATGACTCCTAAACAGTTTGTGGATTTTGTTTATGGCCCTAACTGCAAAGATCATGATGAAATTGTTGCTTACATCACAACTCAATTTGTTACTCAAAACCAAGTTGAAGAAGAACAAGACTACAATGATGAGTCAGAAGATCAGCAAGAATTAGAAAATAATATTGAAGTTGAAAATGATAAAATAAACGAAATCGAGAACAGGAATAAAGAATAATTCTTATGAAGAGATTTCTAAAAAAGTTAACTATCTATCTTAAGCCATTTGCTAATTGGAAATTTTTAATTTCTTTTGGCTTGGCTTGGATGGTTACTAATGGTTGGTGTTATTTATTCATTCTTTTTGGTTCAATATTTAATATTAATTGGATGTGGGCTGTTGGAACTGCTTATGCTGCATTTCTTTATTTTCCGTTTACGGTTGAGAAGCTGATAACAATTCCAATGGCAATATTCTTTCAAACTAAGTTCTTTAAACATGACATTAAATTAAGAAATCAATTATTAGATATGAAAGCAGAAGCTCATAAAGACTGGAAAAGCGTTAAATATAAGATTTGGTGTATGTTTCACTTTAGAAGTCTTTATATATATCGCTTGTCGATTATAGGATTTAATCAGAGGTGGTTTTATGAATCATATCGAAACAAAAGATAAGATGGATTCCATCTCTAAGATAATTGGCGATTTCTTCGCTGAAACAAAGCAAAAGCTATCTCTAGCTAATGCTGAATTCTTATCGCAACATTTAGATTATTCAATTGATGGTTGGTATAAATCAAGAAATATCCATTTAAACAGTTTTCTTCGTTCAACCAATCAATTAATCAATTCGGATAGAAAACAGGCGATAAAATCAATTACGGAAGGCTTGAAGGAATTTAAGCTTAGTCAAGAAGATATTACTTCCATAAAAAAAGAAATCTCTAAAGGATATGATGATTTAATTAAACAATCTAATCAGAGCATCAAAAAAGAGATTCCTAAAATATGGGGTTCATCTAAAGTTGCTTTAAAAGTTTTAAAGTCTGAACCTATGGAAGCATTGAGAAAAACAATAACTGATTATCTTAATAAGAATGAACTTGGTTATGTTGATTATACTGATTCAAATGGCAATGTAGTAAGACAAGTTAAGTGGGAAAATTGGATGGAGATGACCGTAAGAACGGAACTTCAACAAGATGCAACTAAGACATTGATTAATATCGGTAGAGATACCGGAGCAATCTTCTATATTTGTAATTTTTTAGGGGATTGCGCTCCAGATCATGTCGAAATGCAGGGCCGTATTTTTGCCGATAAGGCTTGGCGTTCAAATGCTCCAGAAGATAGAATTGAAGAGATAGAAAATTATATTTCTTATCATAATATCATGACTATCCAGGAAGTATCTGAAAATAAACCATATCTTACTACAAGACCAAATTGTAGACATTTTTTCCAATATATCGCTTTAGAGGATGTTCTTGGTATTAAGAATAAAGACCAATTAAATGACTTTAGGCAAGAAAACAATCTTAATTTCAATGGCAAATATAAGCCTGAGAAATATGAAGCATTATCAAAGCAACGATATAATGAACGGAAGATTAGAGAGCTTAAAGGTAAGGCTGAACGAGCCGATGCTTTAGGTAATAAAGATGACAAACTTAAATATGATAGAAAAGTAAGACAAGCACAAGCAGAACAAAGAGACTTGTTAAAGAATAATTCGTTCTTAGAAAGAAACTATGATCGCGAAGCTTATCGAAGAATGATAACTAACCTTAGGATAAAATGAGGCGCCTTATAAGCTTAATATCCTCATTATTTAGGAGCCAACACCTCAGGCTCCTTTTATTTTGGTATTTACATCTATGGGCGGATGTATATATAGATTCGTTTGCTATTAACGTAAAAGATAGCAAGTCGAAATTATTTCAAATTCGAGGACTTATAACTCGTTAAATATGTTAAGTAAAAAAGGAGAAATAATATGACAAGAAAAGAAACTAAAGAATGGTTAGAAAATATCGGTGTTGAAAATCCATCAAAGGATCAAATAGATTCTGCAATGGCTCATTTCAACAAAGCCAAAGAAGAGGCTCAAGCTGAAATTCCACCATTCGATAAAGAAGGCTACAAGAAACAACTTGAAGCTGAATTCGATGAGAAATTAAAAGGATATATTTCGATCGAAGAACATAATAAGACTGTTGAAGAATTAAATGGTCTTAAAGGTGCAAAGGCAAAAGATGATAGGTATAAGAAATATAAAGAACTTGGTGCAGTCGATGATGAATCAGTTCTTGAATTCTTAGATGCAAAATTTAGTAAATCAGAAAAAATTGAAGAAGAAATGAAAGCTTATTTAGAAGCTCATAAGAATTTTGCAGCTAACAATAATAATCCTAATCCTACTCCTAGAAAAGAGCCTATTGGAAAAGTTGGTGGCGGTGGCAAACCAAATCCAGAAGGCCCTCAAAATTTAAGAGAAGCCTTAGCAGCCGAATTAAATTTAAACTAAAAAATTTATAAGGAAAGGTAATATTAAAATGGCATTAACATTAGCACAAGCCAAAGTTGGAATGGCTAATAAGGTTGATGAATTTGTCATCGACTTATTCCAACGTAAATCAAGACTATTAGATTTAATGGTATTTGATGATGCAATTTCTCCTCAAGGTGGTTCTACACTTTCTTATTCATACGAACAAGAATTAACTCCATCTGTAGCAGCTGGAAGAGCAATCAACAACGATTACACTCCAGGAGAAGCAATTAGAACTTTAAAGAAAACTAATTTAAAGGTTATCGGTGGTTCTTATCAATTAGATAGAGTAATCATCAACACTCCTTCAAAGAGATTAGATGAAGTTTCTTATCAAACTAAGAAAAAAGTTGAAGCAGTTGTTAATTTATTCCATCAATTATTCATTAATGGTAACGCAACAGCTAACGTTTTAGAATTCGATGGTTTAGATCAATTATTATGGCAAACTGATACTGAATTAAAAGAAGGTGTTTTAGACATCGCTTCTATGACAGCTGATGAAGGTCAACAATTAATCAATGATATCGATTTAGCAATCGCTAAAATGGTTCGTAAACCTGATGTAATGATTTGTAACTCATTCATGAGAGTTAAAATTAAAGAAGCAGCTCACAGAATCGGTTATTATTCAAGAGCCGAAAATGCATTAGGAACATTCTCTGATTTCTATGATAACACAATTGAAATCGTAGACTTAGGCCAATTCTATGATGGAACTTATGGCTTACAAGATATCGTTAAAGTTAGAACTGCAGCTGAATATCGTGAAGTTGAAGTTACAGCTGATACATTTGTTACTGATGGTTCATTATATACTGAATCAAGCGGCACATATACAGCAGTTACAACTGGTTCATACAATTCAGCAACTACTTACTACAAATTAGTTGGTAGAGCAGGTTCAACTGATATCTATTTCGCTTGCTTAGGTCAAGAAGAAGTATGTGGTTTATCTCCAGAAGGCAATAAGATTGTTAATGTTTACAATCCTAACTTCGCTAGCGCTGATGCAGTATTAAAAGGTGCTGTTGAAGCTGTATGGGGTTTAGCAGTTAAAAACTCTAAAGCTGCAGCTGTAATCAGAGACATTAAAGTTAAATAGTAAGATTTGTTAAAATAGTTATAAAAAGGGAGTTTTAAATATGCATTAAGCTCCCTTTTTAATTTTTATAAGGAGTGAAATCATGAGTATAAATTTAGATTTCTCAAAAAACATAGTTAAGCCTGAGGATTTCACTGAGTATACAGGGCTTAACTTATATAATGAATTAGTTAGTAGAGTTAATAATGATGTTGATATGGATAATGAAATCTCATTTGCAGAAAGATTTATCTATTCAATTGAAAATTGGTGTTTAGATTATTTACAAAGTTATTATGATTTTGATGGTGTTGTAAAAGATGCCGTTATTCCTCGTTTCAAAAGAGGGGTAATTCAGCAAATGGAATATGTATTAGAAAATGGTTCAATTGATAACATATCAGGTTTAAAAGATTTCAATGTAATTCTTAGAACAGTATTGGATGAAATATCTCTTTCTCCAAATGCTTTTAGATCATTCAGATTGGCCGGTATGGCAAACGTTAGGAGATACTAATGGTTATTACGAACAATAGCAACAATAAATACGATGTTTACAGAAGAATAGCAAGAGAAAACATTCAAGATTATTTGGCTCATGCGATTGTTCCTTCATATAAGTTCTATGCAGAAGATCATATCGATTTCCAAACTACCTCAAGCGAAAACGGTATGACTAATCATCTATATTTAGAATCGTTGTCTATCAAGACAAATGCGATTATCGATTTTAAAGATGGAGATTTAATTCTTGATGTAAAGAACGATTTATGTTGGAGAGTTCAAGATGGTGGTGTTATCGTTGCTGATGATGGAACATCAAAGAAGCATTCATTAAGACCTCGTAAAACTACTTACTTATCATTGATTAGATTGGAACAATAATGGAAGATTCTAATCAAACTACTATTGATAGATTTTATAACCAGTTATACGCCCAATTATATGCGATGTTACCGAAGCCCAGCGGTAATTTACATCCATATTCTACTGGTAATCTGATATCAAAATTTAGAGTGGTTAAAACGAGCGATGGATACGAGTTAATCATATCAGAAGGCGTTGACTATGCTCGATATGCTATGGGTTATAATGATTCAGGCGGAAAGCGTAATGCAAGAGGCCCACATGAAGCTTATAACTTTAAGATAATTGAAACTTGTATTCGTAATGTTTCAAAAAATGCCGCTCTTGGTAGCGGTGGAAAGGTGGAAATATTATTATGATATATGATGATATTAAAAGTCTTTTAGAGGACTTATTACCTAGCTATTTTAGTAATGTTAATTCAGGACTTCCTGATGATTTTACATATGAATTTCATAGTGAACTTGAATATGGTATCAAGAATGATGCTGAGATCGTAATTAAAGTTTTACCTGCCGATATTCAGTTAGGAGTAAGACAAATACCAGTTGAAGTATTCTTTGATTGTTTAGAAGAACATAAAGATTTTATTTTAAAAGCATTAAATGATTTAGCTAAAGCTTGCAATGAAACAACACATGCTGGTTTTAAATATGTAGTTAAAACTCCAAGCGTGTTAAGTATCTTCCAAAATGGTGGATTTAAAAAGAGATGCCTAATCTCTATGTCAATGACATTGCTTGAAATGTCAAATATATTCAATGTTGCTAAATTAGAGTTCTCAACAGTTGAGAGTGGTGTTACATATTACGAAGAATTGAATTTTATTAGATTTGATTTCGCATATGCTGCAGATGCTTTCTCTAGTGGTGGAATGAATGCAAATTCTGATGCTAATAAAGGAATCACTAAAACTATTGTTAAGCATCAAACAAATTCTTATTCAATTACGGCTTTGGTTTCAACTGGAGAAACATATAAATATGTTGGAACTCCACCAGCTAGAACAACAGTTTACACGAATAATTATTATTTGAAATTAATGATAATAAATAAGCTTAAAGGTCAATATGGAAATAAACAGTATACGTTGCGCGTATTATTTACTGATAATACCACATTGACTATTCCATGTGTTGTAACTGTTTTAGGTTTTTCTGGAACTCAAAGAGAGATTCCAATTGTAAATATTACATTTATGAGGAATAGTCTATGAGTAATCCAATAAAGATTGTTATATCTAGTGGTAATCAAACAGGAAGAAGTGAATCAATTGATAGCAACAATCAATTCTTAGATCCAATGTCTAAGGATGCCGATAGCGGTCAAACGATAGCTAGAAGTGCAGTAGCCGGTCAATTAATCGGTGCCGCAGTAAATGCTGCCAAAAGAACAATAAGCTATGGCTTGTCAATGTATGGAGATTATACTGGCGATTATGTCAAACAAGCTCAAATTGACAACGCTCTTGAAATAGGTTCAACTATTTTAGGAATTGGAGCTTCAATTGTTGGTGGTGCAGTAGTTGGCGGTCCTGTTGGCGCAATTGTTTCAGGTGTTGTAGCAGTAGCAAATACAGCTGTAAACGAGATTTTAAAGGTTAACACATATAATCTTAACTTGGCTAAGCAAAACGCGATTGCAAGCTTCAATTCTAGCCGTATCGGAAGAATATTAACTGATGGAAATAGGTGATTCAAATGTATTTAGATGAAATTAATGGTAAATATAGCGTATCATCTATTAGACTTGGTGCGCCTGTAGATACTCAACTAGGCTCTGAACTAGATAGCATCGCAGTAGTATTGACTCAAGTTGATGAAATCGATATGCATCAGAATGATATTGTAGAATATGAAGATTTTGATGGAATTAAGTATCAAATGATAGTTGCAAAGTTTCAAAAGAAATATGTTTCATTTAATCCAGTTAAATATGATTATGAAGTGTATTTAATGTCTTTAACAAAGAAATTTGAATATATTCCAATGCCTAGTAGAACAACAACAAATATCGGCCAAAACCGAACTGTTGAATTTTTTATTAAACAGGGTTTAGACTACTGGGAAGATGATTATGAAGATCCAGATAGCGGAGCATTATATCCTCACTTAGATATTTCTCAAACCGAGATGCCAACTAAATTGACAACTATGGTTTGCCCTGAATTAAAGTTTGAAAAACCAACATTAAGAGAATATTTAGATGCTTTATATCAATTAGCAGGTTGCATTTGTGTATTAAAATACAAAAAAGTAACAGTAGTTGTTGATGCTATTCATGATATTAGTTATGAAATACCAGTTTATTATTTAAGTTATTTAGACTTAAACGAAAGAAAAAGTTCAATTAATACAACTTACATTGATGAAATGTATGAGAATGAATCAGCTGATGGCTACGCTTCTGATCTAGAGACTCAGATAGATAGTTTTATTTCTTCAAATGTTAAAACTGAGTATCAAGTCTTAAAATCTAATGATGGCTACGTTGATACAAATAATGCTTGTTTAATATTAGATAATCCAATATATGATTTAAAGAGCGTGTTACCTAGAGATTATGAACTTACATTTTCAATGATAATTAATCAATATGGCTATCCTCGTTCTACTCCAACCGGAACTCCAGACACATCTAAACCATATGTAGATCGCAATTATACAATGAACTTTTGGTATAAGAACGGGACATTAAAGTATGGCGGTTCATCCGGAACAGTCATTAAGCAAAATTTCGATATCGATATTATAAAATATATCGTTCTTGAAGATATTTATAACGCTTTAGATACTGCAGTTAATGGAGTATTCGATAGTAATCAGCAATACGAATCAACATTATATAAAAACGATGCATTAAGTTGGAAACGCGGTGGCAACTCAATTGAAGCTTTCTTTAAATTTCAATCTAAGAGTTGGATATTTGGAACAAACGATGTAACACATATTCAAAGCATTATATTCCAGGCTTTAATGAAGAAGTTATTTACTACTTTAAACGAACATTACACTATTTATATAGATAGTTCATCAGGAGTAACGATGGGATATTATAATATGAAGTTTACTCAATCAGGCATCCAAAACGGAACTTACTTGTCTTGCGATGCTGATGAAAAGAAATTGAGTTTCAAAGTTAAATATATTCCAACGATTTCATCAAAGAATAGAACTGAAAAAGATAGTAACAAACCGCATCATATTATTAATACAAATAATAGTGATGGCAATATTGATATTTCATCATTCCTAGCAAGAACTAAAGAGATATTAAATCAAAGTGGGAATCCTTCACTTGAATTTAATGCTATAGTTCCAAATGGAGCAGAAGTTGAAGGCGTTCCTGTAAAGTATGAAATCGGTCAAATCTATAATGACTATGTTCTGATCGCTTTGGAGAAAGTTTGTTTTTTAGATTATATCTATTACAAAGGTGTAATGACTAAAAATTATGTTTGTGAAAATATGTTTACTCAAATTGAAAAAGATAAGAGATATTATTCGTTAACCAGTTCATCGGAGTCAGTTATTAGACATGAATATAGAAAAACAAAATTGTTATTAAGTCTTTCAAATGAACTAGAAGAATATGAACTTAACAGCATTGAAGGTATTATTGCTAAAAAAGTTGAATGGATTAAGATTACTTCTAAAATCACAAATAATGATGCCGATAACTTAGAATGCATTAAGATTCCTAATCTCACAAATGAAGATAATATGATTTCTTACACAATAGAACCTTTAGATAATGCAGTAGTTGGCATTGCTATCGATGGAACTATCGATGGAACAAGCATTCCAGCTATTCAATATGTTAAATATGTCGATGATAACGGAGAAACAACTAATATTAGACTAGATTTCTTTAATAGCATTCCAAACGAAACAACTTTCGCTAAATATTATCCAAGAACTGATGCAATTCCAAATATCAATACTCAAACTGAAATGTTTAGCATCGAGTTAGAAAAAGATAATGGAGTTCCTTTCTTAAAAGATAATAGAGAAAATTTAAGAGTTACATTCCAAGCTAATTTTGAAAGCGCAGAACCTGATTTAATCATTGGCCCTTATTTTTCTAAATTATTGACTAAAGATGCTTTTTATATTTATCAAGTTCTAACTAATGATGTAATGACTCGAAAAACTAATACAAATAATTATACAAAATACTCAAAACAAGCTATCTTTTATGATGGCGATTATTTCTATATTTGTTTATCCCCTTACTATTTGACATCTGGGAGCAACTTAGCTGTTTTTTGTGATGAAGGATTAGTATTAGGTATAAACAATTTCTCTCAACATGCAATGGGTAGTAATACCTATTTGATAATATCGAGAGAAGATTAAACTAATAAGGAGATAGGTTTATGAAGATCTATATTAATAATAAACAAATATCAAAAATTGATATTGAAAAACCATTCTTTATTGGTAGTGAATTCGCGGATAAAATCGAGCTATACGTTCAAAACAATATAGCAGAGACTTATTATCCAAGACTTACATATTTATTAGCTAATACTCGAAAATTTGGCCCATTTATTTCGAATGCATCTGCAACATTAACAACTGTTAATGGCGTTCAATATAAGAAATGGGTTTTTAGTTTAACAACCGAAAGTGGAGTGTTAACTGTTCCAGGGCCTATCAATATTACTATTGATCTATATTATAACAATAGTTCATCAATAGGCTATAGTAAAATTGAGGTTATTGGTAATGTTATAAATAATGTAGTTAAAACAAACAGATATCAAGATAACAAAGGCTTAATCGTTGTAGATGGCGATGCTGATGAGATCATTGCGAACTATAATGCATTATTTTCAGCCATGAATGATAACTTAGAGACTAAATTAGACAAAACTGGTTTTAGTAGCTATGAAGAAGATGATGATGATGAATATGGTATCAAAGCTGATGGAGGAAATCGAAATATTGTGGTATATGATAACGGCCAAATTTATTTCGGAGATTTAGATTCAGCCGTTCATTTAAGAGATATAGATGGAAGTATTTCGGTTTCTGAATTAATCGATTTAGATTATTTATTCCATTCGTATTTCTTAGGAACGATATATTCAAATCCAATTAATACATTGACTTTCGAAGGAGATACTCCGGTCGGAACATATTTTATGATATATAATGGGATATCATATCGTATGGTTGTTTCTGAAATTTCTGCAACAAAGAGAGTCCATCAATTTTATTATTGCAAAGCATCAACACAAGATGCTAACAAAATTGTTAATTATTACAAAGAACAATTATTCGTTCTAAATGATGGCGACTGGGAGCCTATTACTGGTGGCAAAGATGAAAATGATGAAGTGTATAAATGCGATTATTCAGTTGCATTTACGCCAAGAATTGAAAAGGCAAATGATGGAAAATCTTTCTATCATGATGTTGAGGAAACTTCGAATATCACTAGATGCATTTTGTTATATAGTTCTTGCTTATATCATGGTTTTACATGTGAAGCTCAATTTAGAACTGGTGCAACTGCCAAGCAACTTAATTGGCTAGTTTATACTGGTATGTCAACTTCCAATGTTAAATTAGTATTTCAGGGTATGACTTATGATGATTTCAAAGATTACCATCCAAGCAATAATGTTTTAGTTGATATGCTATTCAAATCAGAAGGTAATATATTAACTATTTATGTAATAGAGACTCCTCTATAAAAGAGGTGGCTATATGTTTAAAACTACCAAAGAAAAATTAAAATGGCGTGATTATTTTTTACGCTACGTTGCAACCTCTAGGCAATGGGTAGCCGTTAGACCAGAGGAAATAAAAATTGCTTTCGGAACTACGGAAGCATATATAACTCTATGGGATACTTGTCTTTTAGGTGTTAGTCAAATCGATATCGAATGTGATATGGGTGGAACAGTAATTCAAACTGATGGCTTAATACTTGGGACTCCAGAACAAAAAACAAATTTCAATGTTTCAACAATTACAATGACTTTTGGAGATGCAGAGTCAAGAGAGGCAACAAATGAAATAGTTAAGTTTGATTTAACAAATGTCATTTCTAAATTAGGAGATGGCATTTTTCTTTCAACTAACCAAAACATTAATATTGGTTTGAATGGAAATATTTCAAGTGGAGATGGTATCTCATTAACATACCAATTCGATTTAGAAGTTGATATGGTAGGAGTTTTATTAAATGGAGATGGTATTACACTAGCTCCAGGAGAAGATATCGAAATCGGTCCAAGTTTAGCATTGACTATATGTAATACTGAATTGATTGAAATTGATGAAACGACTAATTTTAATGGTTATTTAGATTTATATTTATCTGATATTTATGAGATATCAGCAACATATGAACTAGAAATGCCAGATGCTGAATTAGAAGTTGAATTATTAGATCCTATTTTTATAGAAGCAACATATGGTATTGATGCTGATTTTGAAAGTGGTCTTGAATTAGGAGATGGAGATACTATGAGTTCAACATTTGCTGTTGAGTTCGGTGTTGTAGCTGTTATAGAACTAGAAGATACTGAACCATTGGATGTTGAGCCTGAAACAATTCAAATAGAATTTGGTGTAGCTTTAGATTTGGCTGATTTTGAGGCAATTTCAATGGAAGCCGAAGAAGATATCGAATTCACTGCTGAAATCTCTAATATAGGCAGTTTCGAACCTGATATATTAGGAATTAGTGGTGTAAATATTCAAATGGCAATTCAAACCATCGTTACATTATATCGTTATGCAATAGTAGAAGATTATTGGAATACTGATGTAGAAGATATATTTGATACGAAAATTGAAGATTTAACATTTATTCAAGAATAAAAATTTAAGGAGAAAGTAAAATGATTTTAAAATATTTTGCAAGTAATATGGTTTTACAAGCTTTAGGTCAAGCTGCTAGTCCTGCAGATATGGATATCTATATCGCATTATTATCAGCAGCTCCTACATTAAATAGTGCTGGCGAAGTTACAGCATTAAACGAATTGACAAGTGCTGGTGGATATGCTCGTAAACATATCGATAAAAACACTAACGGATTAGAAGCTTACTTCGGTAATGTTACTTATGAAGATGGTGTTACATCTATCACTAACACTAAAGAAATTCACTTTGACATTTCAACAGGCGCTTATTCTGCAGCTGCAACTCATTTCGCATTAATCAATGGTGCTACTGGTAACAATGTATTATTCTATGGTGCATTATCTAGTTCAGTAACTGTTTCAGCAGCTAACAAAGTTCCTGTAATCCAAAAGAATTCTTTAACTATTACGGTTCAAAGTGCTTAAAAGGGGGTGTAAGTAATGTCTTACACTTCAAATGTTAATCTAGTAGTTTATTCTGAAAATGATTTGAAGGCAAAGAAGGCCGGAGAGGTCTTTCAAGACTTATTGGACTCAACAAGTTCTAATATGACAAAAATTGATGCAGCATTAGCAAAGTTAAGTAACTTAATTTTTACTAATCAGACTCCAGTATTCGCTTCTGATAATACTTATAACGATTATAGTTATAAAGGAACAATCGCATTAACAGGTGTTACAGCCAATGACTTTGCAGAAGTTATCTTTGGTGTAACTCAAGCAATGAGTGGCGATTATGCGCCTATATGCGAAACTTATGATGGCGGTGTTTATATTTATGCTAAATCTAACTCAGCTATTGTTATTCCAACAATCAAAGTCGAAAGGAGTTTATAAAAATGATAGGAAAAACAAATGTTGGTGGCGGTGGTAGCCAAGTAACAGGTTCAATTTCAATCGCTGAAAACGGAACTTATGATGTATCAAATTATGCTTCGGCTGTAGTTTCAGTTCCATCTGATTCAACAGTTCAAAGTATTTTAAACGGAATAATGAATGGCTCCCTTAGTGGAGCCTTAACTATTCCAAATAGTGTAACAACAATTAAGCCTGGTGTATTAGAAAATATGAGCTATATTACATCAATTGACTTTAATAATGTTACATCAATCGGTAAAGATGAATGTAGAGAAGATACGGCTTTACAACATATAACTATTTCTGCAACTACTTCGATAGGAGAAAGTGCTTTTTATAATTGTAAAGCGTTGAAAGAAATCAATCTCGGAACCAGTTTGACAACAATCGGAAGTTATGCATTCTATTATGCAGGATACAACGATTCTGATGCATCTGATACTCATGAGGTTGTATTACCTTCTACATTAACCTCTATAGGCACTTATGCATTCAACTATGCTAAGATTTACAAATTGACAGGCGGTAGTTATAACCTAGTTGTTAATAACAACGCCTTTTATTATTCTCAATGGATGAGAGAAGTTGATTTAAAAATTAAAAACGTTTCTAGCAATGCATTTTCATATATTGAAAATTCAAGCGGAATGTGGGGTTCTTTGAAATTTGATATACGTGGAACTATGGGAAGTTATGCATTTGCATATAACAACTATGCTTGTTCTATGAATATTACAAGTTCTGTTCTTACTTCATTAGGAGATTATGCTTTCATGAATTTTGGTAGAAATAGAACCATCATAACAGAACAAACAACTAATAGTGCAACATTATCAGGAACAACTTGGTATATCAACGGTTCATCAACTGGCAAAACAACAAGCCAAATTCCACAACAAAGCGAGAATGTAGTAACTATTAAAGATGGTGCTTATTATATTAATGGTTATCCTACAGGATGCGCTACTTCAAGAATGGTAATGGATTTTAGAAATTCAACATTCACATCAGTTCCTCAATATTGTTTCTATTCAGATAATAGTAGCTACAAATTGAAGAATATGGATATCTATTTACCATCAACTGTTACATCAGTCGCAACTTATGCATTTAATCAAATGACTAATTCCAAAATCTATTTTACAGGAGATGTTCCATCTTTAGCATCTACAAATGCATTCTATAATTTAGATTCTACAACTTGGTTAATGATTCCTTATGCATATATTCAAAATTATTTAGCTGCCACAAACTGGACTTCATTCTCAAGCAAAATGAAAGGTTATGCAAGTGCAGATCAATTTACTTTAGGCGAAACTCTTCCAACAGTAAACACTTATGGATGGGCTTTAACTTGGTATAGCGATATTAACTGCACTACTCAAATTTCAGCAGCAAATGGCAGTGAAATTTATTGCTTAGTTGGTAGTAGATTATATTCAAATGTATGGATTACTGCGAAGCTATGTTCTGTTACTGTATCAGATGGAGTTAACACTTATCAAAATGGAGATTTAATTGCAGTTGGAACTAATATTATCATTACCGGAACTGGAGATGATCCAACATATACCTTCAAGAGTTTAGATATTAACGGAACATCTACTTATTCAAATGGCGATACATATCAAGTAACAACTACTGATACAACTATTACAATTAAATTCCAAGATCCAGCTAATCCAGTTAGTGATACATTCTCAGATAACGATTGGGCTACAATCTTCGAAGCTGATGAAGCTCCAAGTGGATGGCATTTAGGCGATTACAAGGAAACAACTGTTGATGGTGTAACTGTCAGAGCAGTTATTGTCGATTTAACCGCTGGTAGATATAAAGATGGTAATAATAACAATAATAAGGCAGTTCTAGAATTGCGTTGGTATAATGCTACAGTTGGCGATTGGTTACAATATTATCCAACAAGAAAAGCAATGAATTCAAATGGTTCTAATGCTGGTGGTTGGAATGGTTCAGAAATGAGAACTTGGTTAAACGGAACATTCAAAGGTTTATTAGCTAGTGATATTCAAGCAGCAATGATTAAGACTTGGAAGATACCAACAATGAATGGTGGAAGTCAATCAGGAACATCATTAACTTATAGTGATGACTACTTAATTTTAGCTAATGAGAAAGAAATCTTTGGAACAGTTTCTTATATACCTTCTGCTGAAAGTAGTGTTACATCACAATTTAGTATTTATGCTAACAACAATAATGCAACTTACAGGAAGCGATACAGGAATACCGGTAGCGCGTACTACTGGTGGTTGCGTTCTACTCACCAGGGCAGTACCAACGGCTTCGTGTGTGTCGGCAATAGTGGCAATATCGGCGACTACGGCGCGAACAGTTCTTACGGCGTTGTGCCTTTCATTCCAATCTAGAACCTAACATCGCGAGTCTGCTTGCGGATAGACAAGCAAAATTCGAGCGATGTCAATTAAATAATTAAGGAGAATTTTATATGGCAACAATTAAAGCATTCAGAAATCCGAGTAAGATTCAATATATAGAAACTGCTTGGAGATTGGTAGGTCATACTTGGAGAGCGATGAGGAAGTTTCCGAAATCGACTCTCTCAATTCAAAACGAAATAAGGCAATTAATAGATGATACCGAAAAATGTATCATAATTGCTAATTCAATTAGACCAGATACTCAAGTAGCTTTGGATAAGAAGAGATTGTTATTTGAACAATCTCTCGGTTATTTGGATGCTTTTGATTGTATGATGGGTAGATTTATCGACCATTACGGACATGGCAAAATTTTTGTTTATGAAAAAGATAAAGAAGGCCATAAAGTTCAAAAAGAAAAAGAAATTATAACCGAAGATTCGATAAGACTTTTAGCTGAATTAGTAGATGAAGAAATGAAACTATTAAAAGGCGTTTTATCGAAACTTAATGAAACAAAAATTGATTAAAACCTGGAAACACACTGTAATATGTCGTAGGTAGCGCGAACAACTGGTGGTTGCGTTCTACTAACCAGAACAATACCAACAACTTCATGTATGTCAACAATAATGGCAATATCAACAACAACAACGCGAACAATTCTTACGGCGTTGTGCCTTTACGATTCCTAACTTCTAGTAAAGTAGCAATTGGGCGAACTCAATATTAATTAATAGCATAGGGTTTTTGGAATGAATCAACATGCGATGTTAGGAAGGAGTGAGTTATCCAGTCCTTTAATAATCAGAAAGGAAAAACGGCGATAGTGGAATAAGTTGCTATCTTGGATAGTAAAGACTTATTTGTAGGAGCTATCTGCATCCCATGAAAAATGGAATACGAATTTAATAAAGTATTTAGCATTGAGAATATTTATAACTCAGCTAAAAAGTGTTATAAAGGCGTTGGCTGGAAAGGAACGGTCCAATTATATAAAATACACGAATTTACAAATGTTATCAGAACATATAACTTATTACAAAAAGAGAAGTTCCGAACAGGAAACTTCTTTAAATTTCCTTTAATGGAACGAGGTAAATTAAGAAATATTCAATCAGTAGGAATTAGTGAAAGAGTAGTTCAGAGATGTATATGCGATAATTGCCTAGTCCCTTTATTATCTCACAAATTTATCTATGATAATACCGCCTGCCAAAAAGGAAAGGGCGTGCATTTTACGTTAGATAGAATTAGAAATTGTTTAATTAAATATTATAAGGCATATGGAACTAAAGGATATGTCTTTCAGTTTGATTTTCATCATTATTTTGAAACTATTCCGCATCAACAATTAATAGATTCGGTAGATAAAGTTATTAATGATAAAAAGATAATGAAATTATATGCTAAATTGGTAAATGATTTTGATGGAGATATTGGAATAGGTTTAGGTTCACAAATCAGTCAAATATCAGCCTTATTTTATCCAAACAAGATAGATCATGCCTTTTCAAGAAACGGAAAAGTATTTGCATATTTTAGATATATGGATGATGGTTTAATCATTTCTCCATATAAAGAAGTTTTAGAAGAAATAAGAATTTTCTTTGTTGAAACTTGTAAAGAATTACAAATTATTCCTAATGAAAAGAAAACAGCTATCTTTGAATTATCAAAAGGTTTTACATTCCTTAAGCATGATTTCCGTTTGAAAGAAAATGGTGTCGTGATTATTAAAACCAATAGCAATAATCTCGAAAAGAATAAGAGAAAATTAAGATTATTCAGAAGAAAACTTGATGAGGGTGTAATTACTTGGGAAGAAGTAAAAACACGCTACAAATCAACTTTTGGAAGTCTTAGAGCAAAACATAATTATAGGATTAGAAAATCATATAAGAATTATTTCTTTAAATTATTTCAAAAGGAGTTAGAACATGATTCAGAAAGAATATCCTTACTTAAACGACACAAATTTAGTTAGATTCTATAGCGATGTAGAAGGAGCTAAATTGTATCAAAACGAAACAGGTATAATTTATGAAGAAGCTGTTGATAAATATCCTTCTAAATTTACTTATACCGAAATACTTCCGGAAGAACTCGAAGGAGTTGAAGATGGAGAAATAAACGATGGAGAGGTATCTTAATATGGCGAATAAAATTAAAAAAGGTATGGTTTGCATTGTTAAAAATCCAATTACTATGGAAGAAGAACATGTTGAACCAGAAAACATTAAAGTTAATGGTGTATCATTAGAAGAAATCTTAAATCGTTTAAATGCTGTAGAAAAATCTGTTAAGGCTCATGGATCAGCAATATTCAAATTAATGAGAATGTCAGCTATCCAAGACCAATCAATTCAAATTTTAAATGAAGAGGTTAACAAATAATGACTGAAATTATTAATAATATCACTAATCAAACATGGTTTATAACTATTGTTTCTTTTTTATCAGCTAACTTTTTAGCAATATTATTTTTCATAATTAAAATCATTAAAGATAAAGTTAAGATTAGAGAAATCAATATTGCTTTTGAGGAATTACTTGCTGAAAGAACTAATGATTTAGACAAAGAACAAAAAGAAAAAATTGAAGAATTAAAGAAGGTAACTGATGAAAAAATCAATGAAGGTATTAACAAAGTTGAAGAGTTATTTAATAAAGCGTTTGACAAATTATCGGATGATAAGAAGCTTCAAATCGAAGCTAATGCTAATAAACTTCAAGAGATATTGTTATCCTTAGTTGATGATTTCGAAGAAAAACCAGAAGAAGAGCAAGAGCTTATCGAAAGTGGGGAATAGTCTATGTTTAAAGATATAGACCACTGGAAAGATAAGAAGTTAAGAGCGGTTTGGCTTGTTCTTGAATTATTATACTTTGTATTGATGGTTATTGTTCCAATTGTAGTTATATGTATTAAATATCATTTATTTGAAAATGCATATCAAGATCACAAATTAAATGGTTTCTTGCTTGTATTAATTATTGCAGTTGGAATTATTTCATTAAGAGCATTAAAAAAGCTAGTTTCTAAACTACCTGATACAACTATCAAACAACAATGGTTCAAGTATGTTTTTCAAACTATCCTCGCAATACTATGGCCTGCTGCGGCTTGTTTTGTTTTAATGTGTTTTAAAGATGATTTTAACCTAGCATTTGATACGTTTAGTATTTGCTTAGGTTTCTTCACTTTAGGTCTTATTGTTGATAACTTATTCATTTCATTTCTTGATAAGGAAAGATTTTTCAGACAACAAGCAGATGAAAAGATTGAGATTAATAAACGTATGAATAGACCTAGATAGGAGTTTTAATTTATGGATGACAGTATAAGCAGAAGATTAAATCAAATTGAGGAAGCTAAGAAAATTGGAATGAATACGATCAGAAAGTATGCTACTCCAAAGAAAATATTCTCAATAATCGAAATGTTGGCATCAGTAATATTGATTATCGGTGTTAATATTATTACCGCAAGATTTGATATCAGCAAATTAGCGGAGTTGTGGTTCTGGGTAAGAACTGCAGCTACTACATTAGGAATATTTATGTTATTTAGAGCAGTAGTTAATTCTCGATTTGATGCAACAGCTCAAAGAGATGTAGTCGTTGCTGCAAGAGAAGATTATCAAAAGCATAATCGCGGTAAAGGACTAGATTTCAAAGATTTTATTAAAATGTTTAATCTAAGAACTAAAATTGAAACATATGTTTCTATCATTAATAGCAAGATTTTAAAGCTAGAATTGAAACTTTATAAGTTAACTCGTAAAAATATCAAGCTAGAAAAGAAAAACGTTAAAATAGCTAAATTGGAAGGGCGTATTGAAGATTATAAGCATCAAATAACAACCGATTATATTAATGAACATATAGACTCAATTCATGTTAAATATTATATGGTATATGTTACTGACTTTAATTCAGAAGATACATTTGCATCTGGCGGAATTATGACAAGAGATACATATAATCAAACTTTTAATTTAGCAAGCTTAAAGAATATGGCAACTTATATTGTTAGTGCTACATTCTTAGGCATCGGTATATTTGATCCAAATGCTAGTTCAGTCGATATCGCAGTTTCAATTCTTGGCGCGTTAGTCATGATTGCAACTCGTATTGCAACTGCATTGATGGAAGCTGAAAGAATTTATGACTCAACAATTACTAAATCATTGATAGATAGAACAACAATTTTGAAGGAATATTATGAATGGCGTTCTAAAAACCAAGAGGGCTTAGAGTCATCCATAATGCCTAAAGAGGAGCCTATTATTCCACCTACGGAGTAGTAGGCTTTTTTCTTTTGCTATAAAGTGCTATAATGTGATATATAGAAAGGGTTAGAGAATATATTATTTTCTTACTATGTAAGTAAATATATACTCTAAAGGTTTTTGAAATGAAAAGATTAACATATATTATTTATTTGATATTAATCGTTTCTGGAGCGTTTTTATTATCAGGGTGTAATAATATTCAAGTTGATGG